CAAACAACACAGGGGTTAGGATACTATTACTATAATTCTGTTACTAATGGTTTTTAAACTATTGATATTAATCTTACTTTACTCTCTCTACTAAATAATATATATAAATTAGCACAGCAAAACAAATAAGAGTAGTAGTAGATAAGGTCATATAAAAGAATTACACTTTTATTACTATAGTTATATATAAGATAGGCGCAATATCATAGTTAAAAAACATAAAAGCTTTAATTTTCACTATTTAAATTAGATTTAAATTAATATTTAATATATAATTATATTAAATGAAAAGATATTGTAATTCTTGCGGTGGACCAACAGAATATTCGATAAAAAAACCAATATTTTGTTCTAATTGCGGAAAATCATTTGAACCAACCACTAAACAAGCTGTAGAAAAAGTTCAAATTAAAAATCCTATAATAGCTAATAAAATCGATATTCAAGACTTTGATGAAGTAGATAATGTTAATAATAATGATATTAGAACTGTACCAGTTATATCTAATATAGAAATAGAAGCAGATAATGAAAAGCCTAACAGGGGAATTAAATTAAAAGATTTAATGGGAACAGATACAAATCATACCAAAACAGAAAGAGTAAAAAGTAAAAGTAAAAAAATTTCCAAAAAACAAACTTTAGAAGACTTTGCAAGAGAAGCAGGATCGTTAAGAAAAAATAAAAAATAATAAATGAATCCTCCAAAAGCAAGTTTCGAAAGTAAAATTTTGGAGATAAACCAAGAAATAAGTAAAAGAAAATACAAGTGGAATTTAAGTTCTTTGGCTTGGATGGATTTTAGTGACGTGTCTCAAATATTAAGACTTCATATTTATAAAAAATGGGACATGTATAATCAAAAACAACCCCTGGCTCCTTGGCTAAATAGAATAGTTAGTAATCAAATTAAAAATTTAATAAGAAATAATTACGGTAATTATTCTAGACCATGTTTGAAGTGTGCCGCTGCAGAGAATGAAGATGGTTGTAATATATATGCAACTCAATGCAGTAAATGTCCGTTATACGCTAAATGGGAAAAAAGTAAAAAATCAGCATACGATATAAAACTACCAGTAGCTTATGAAAATCATGTTCAAGAAATTCATAACATAAAACAAAACGAACTAAACATAGATAAAGCTGCAGAAAATATTCACCATAAGATGCGTCAAATCCTTAAGCCTATAGAGTGGAAATTTTATGAGCTTTATTATATTAATCATAAATCAGAAGAAGATTCAGCTAAATTAATGGGATACAAAACAAACGAAAAGAACCGTAAGATAGGATACAAACAAGTAAAAAATTTAAAAAAAGCTATTATGGCCAAAGTCAAAAAACATTTATACAACGGAGATATTGATATAAATTAATATGAGCGAAAACCTACCACAACTCACAGAAGAACAACAATTAAAATTACTAGAAGAGTGGAATAATAGGCCAGATAATCCTCCTTCGTTGGTTGAGCTTGTCAAATTAGCTTTTGATGGAGATGATCTTGACGGGAGAAGTAAAGAGGGAAAAGCTGTAAAACAATTTCTTGCAGCAAGACAAATTAAACCACGAAAAAGTTACGAATACCAAGCAAAAGGTCTCATAGAATTAACAGAGGACCAAAAGGAGTATATTAGCAACAATTGCGCAATGATGACAGGTCTTGAAATAGCTAAAATTTTATTTAAAAATGAATCATTAACAAATCTTAGTCAAGAAACTAGAAGCGTTTTAGAATATATGAAAACTATACCAAGTAATATTAAATATCTTAATGACACTAATGATAATATTGCTACAGAAGTCTATAAAGCGCCAAGGAGTGAAGAGAGAACGATTGTTAAAATAAATAAATATATATTAGATGGCATCGACAAAGAAAAAATTACCCCAAGACAAAAGAAGGAAATTAATTCTTTAATTGGCTATATGAATACTTATAGGTTTACTCATCAAATTAATCTTTATAGTGATGAAAATGATAGAGATCTTTTTGAAAGCAGTTTCGTTAGATATACTTATGATAAAAGTGATTTAACTCAAGAAGAAGTAGATCAATATATAGTGCTTGCAACAGAGGTGGTCATATCTTCTAGTATTCAACAAACAATCACCGCGCTTCAAAATCAAATAGATGTTGCGACTCAAGAAGATGGCAAAATACCAATGGCGGTGGTAGAGGCAAGCAGTACTGCAAGAAAAGAATACAATGATTGCGTAAATCGTCAACAAAAACTATTACAAGATCTTAAAGTAAAAAGAAGCGAAAGATTAAGCAAGCAAGTCAAAGAAAATGCGAGTATATTGAATCTTGTTGAAATGTGGAAGCAAGAAGAATCTAGACAAAAATTAATCAAAATGGCAGAACTAAGAAAATCTGTTCTTAAGAAAGAAATAGAAAGACTTGGTTCTATGGATGAATTGAAGTCTAAAATATTAGGGATATCAGAAGAAGATATTTTAAATGGATGAGTGTTATATGCAAAGTTGACGGTAAGGAGTTTAAAGATGAAAAAAGTCTTCATCTTTCTTTAAGAGGTTATGGCTTAAGTAAAGTAAAATATTATCAAAAATATTTTGAAAGACGAGACTTACTAACTAACGAATTAATTAATTTTAAAACAAAAGAGCAATACTTGAGTAGCGATTTTAATGATAAGAACAACATGAAGAAATGGCTTAAGTCTCAACCAAGCGATAAAACTCAGGAGTATTGCAGGCAATTACTTATAAAAAGAAAAGAGAGCAAAAAACTAACCTACTCCCCATGTCAAATAGAATTAAGAACAATCATGGCGCCATCTATTATATTCTATAATAAAATATTTAAAAATTATTATGATATTTGTTGTGAAATTGGTTTACAGAATAAATTCGTGCATCCAGAAAATATAACGAACCAATTTAAAAATAAATTAACAATAAAAGATACAATTTATGTTGATACTCGAGAACAAAGTTGGCTAAAATTTGATATACCTTTTGAAATTAAAACCCTTCCATTTGGTGACTACTCTTGTTCTAACGATAATTGTGGATGTTTTATAGAAAGAAAAAGTCTAAGTGATTTTATTAGCACATTAAGCGTAAAGAATTATGATCGTTTCAAGAATGAAATAGAAAAAGCTTTGAAAAATAACTCTTATGTTATAGTTATAGTAGAGGAATTACTAACTAATGCTTTAAGTTTTCAATATCTTCCACATATTAGCAAGAAAATTAAAGCTACGCCAGAGTATATCTTTCACAATGTTCGCGAACTTTTACAAAATTATAGCAACTTACAATTTGTTTTTGTTGATGGCAGAAAAGAGATGACTAGGGTAATAGAATCAATTTTCGCTAGCAAATGCTTCTATAAGAAAATAGATCTTCAATTAGCTTATGATACGAAAGTTTTATGATTTACTCACCAGATAAATACAAAAAAAATTACCAAGACCTTAACCTTGAGTTCTCTAAATTAAAGGGCGTACTTAATGATAAAGAAGCAAAAATTACTTTAACTAAATTTTTAAGATCTAATTTAGGTTTTACTACCGAATTGATTAGCGGAATTAAACTTGCGGCCTATCAAGAAATACATTTAAAAGCTTTACTAAATAGAAACTTTAATATGTGCATATGGGGACGGGGTTGCGGAAAAACGGTATCTTATAACAATACTTGGGTTATAGAAAAAAACAAGGGATTAATACTCCTTAAAGATTTAATTCCAAATGTCGATTTTGAATCCGCAAAAAATAATAATTACATTCTTGATATTCCAGAAATAAAACTTTGGAATGGAAAATCTTGGCAAAATACAAATAAAATTATTGTTCAGCAAAAGAAAAAATGCTTAAAAATAAAAACAGAAAGAGGATACGAATTGATCGGTTCAATAAATCATATTATAAAATCTATTAAAAGCGACGCTAAGATTCATTGGACGAAATATCCAGAACTTAAAGTTAATGATTATGTTTGTATAGAAAGAAATTCAATTAATAAAAAACATTACTTTGACAAAGAAAGCTATCTAATTGGATTATTAATTGGAGATGGATGTTATTCAGATAAAATTAAATGGATAGCATATACCACAGCAGATAAACAATTAGCGAATTTTGTGATTAAAAATACTAGAAACTCTAATTTAAGAAATAAAACAAAATTCTTATACGAGATAAGAATTAACAATAATTTTTCTAAATATTTAATCGATAAATATAAAATAAAACGCTCGTTATCTTATACAAAACAAATTCCTAGCGAAATCCTTTGTGATTTCAATAAACTAAAAAGCTGTTTATCTGGCCTATTTGATACAGATGGATGGGTAGATAAAAAAATAATGCGCATAGGCTTTTGTTCCGTTTCTAAGGTTTTAGCAGAGCAAGTTCATCTAAGTCTACTTTCTTTTGGAATCGTATCCTCCTTAAGGATATGTAAAACTAAATCAAAATTTGGTTTATGCTATAAAGTAGAAATATCTGGCCAGGATTGTCTTAAATTTAACGATGAAATTAGCTTTAAACTCAATAGAAAAAATAATATTTTAAATAAACACATTAAATCTAATAAAAAAATTAACACAAATAAAGATATTATACCTTACGTCAAAGATGTTTGCAATAATATTAAGAAAAACAATAAAATAAATAAAAATGACGAATCTAATTGGAGATGTAATATTAGAAAACGAGATCAAAAAAATATTTCTTACATATCTTTATCTAAATATTTAGATTTGTTCGATAAAAACAATATTAATGATAATCAAATAGAGAATCTTAAAGAAATTCAAAAAGAAAATTTTTATTTTGATAAGATAAAATCTATTGAAGAAATTGACGAAGACTGTGTTGATTTTAATATTCCAATAGGAGAAAAATATTGGAGTAACGGCTTTATATCTCATAATTCTTTTGTTGCCGCTGTATTTTGTTTTCTCCAATGCGTATTTGAACCAAATACAAAAATATTAATTGCAGGACCTACCTTCAGAACTGCTAGATTTATTTTTAATAATTTAGAAAAAATTGTTGATAGTAAAGGTGGAGAATTACTAAAACAAGCTTTTGGCGCAAAAAGTAAAAGAAACGATCAATATGAATGGCAGATTAACGGTGGAAGTATTGTTGCAATTCCATTAAGTGGTGAAAAAATTCGAGGCTTTCGCGCTAATGTTCTTGTGCTTGATGAGTTTCTTTTATTATCAGAAGATATAGTTAAAACTGTTCTTATGCCGTTCTTGGTTGCTCCTCAAAATATGAAAGAACGAATGGATATTAGAGAAATGGAAGATAACCTTATTAAGGAAGGTGCAATGAAAGAAGAGGATAGAATGGTTTTTACAAATAACAGTAAAATGATTGCTCTTTCATCTGCAAGTTATACTTTTGAAAATTTATATAAAACACACAACGAGTGGGTAGAAAAAATTATTTCGAAAGAAGAAAGTGAAGCTACATATTTTATTTCTCAAATGAGTTACGAAGCTCTCCCAGAAGAAATGATTGATAAAACAATTATTGAAGAAGCTCAAGCAGGAGGATCTAGTCATAGTAGTTTTCTTAGAGAATATTGCGCTAGATTTATTGATGGCAGTGATAGTTATTTCAGCGCAAAGAAAATGGAGGAGTGTACCATTCCAAATGGTCAAGCTCCTCATACATTAATGAAGGGATTACCTAATAAAAAATATATCTTAGGTATAGATCCGAATATGAGTGACAGCCCGAATGCAGATTATTTTGCTATGGCTGTTATAGAAGTTGATGATGAAACAAAAACTGGAACTTTAGTTCATACATACGCAGGCCTTGGAAATTTAAAAAACCATGTTCAATATCTATATTATATAATGACTAATTTTAATATTGTATTCGCTATTCTTGATAACGCTGGAGCAGATGTATTTGTTTCTGCATGCAATCAATCTGAGTTGTTTAAAAATAATAACTTTAAAATTAGTTCTTTTGAATTTAATTCAGATTTAGAGGGTGCTGATTACGACCAAGAGGTTAGAAAAGCTAGAAATTCTTATAATTTAGAAAATAAAAAAATCGCTTTTAATCAAGTATTTACAAGTAATTTTATTAGAAAAGCGAACGAACAGTTACAGGCTTGTATTGATTATAAGAGAATATGGTTTGCTAGCAAAGCTTGCGCCAACGATGATTTTTTTCAAAGTCAATTTAGTTTAAATATACCATTAGATTTAATGAAAAGCGAAGGAAAAGATGATTGGTCTACTCTTGATTTTATTGAAAATCAAGATGATTTTATTTATCAAACTAAAAAACAATGTACTCTAGTAGAGCATTCGTCTACAGCAAGAGGCACTCAATCTTTTGATTTACCACAGCACCTAAAAAGAAGCTCTTCAGCGAATAAAGCTAGAAAAGATAATTATTCTGCACTTTTATTAGCCAATTGGGGTTTAAAATGCTATTATGATATAATGAGCGCTAAAAAAGAAGACATATCTCCGACATTTACCCCAATAATGATAAAATAAGTGTAATTTACTGAATAAATGAATAAAAAATCTAAAAAAATACAAGAAACTAAAGCCTCTGCGCCTTTGTCGCAACCCGAGTCAGAGCCTCTAATGGTTTATGGAAGTGACCTAAATAAATCAAAATTAAAAATATCAGAAATTAGAGCTGCTACTACTGGGTCCAGAAGAAATGCATCTTCTACAATAGAGAAGACTAATAGATTCACAAATATTGACAATGGTCTAATTCCTTTTAAATATTCAAATTATGTAAAGAATTTATCTACATTAGATGTTAGGGATGCAATTATATTGTGTCAAAAAGCCTATTACAATGTTGCAATTTTTAGAAACACAATTGATTTAATGAGTGAGTTTTCTAGTAGCCCAATATATCTAAGCGGTGGAAGTCAGAAGTCTAGGGAATTTTTTGAAGCATATTTTAAAAAAATAAATCTAGCAAGTTTTCAAGACCAATTTTTTCGCGAATACTATAGAAGCGGTAATGTATTTACATATAGGTTTGACACCTCTTTAAATCCAGAGCAATTATTAAAGATTACTCAAGCTTTTGGTTCTAAATTAAAATCCATAGCCCAGGACGGTAGCGTAAAGCTTCCAGCGAGATATACTTTGATGAATCCTGCAGATGTTTATGTAGGAGGAAATGTCAATTATTCTTTTAATACATACTATAAACTCTTAAGTGACTACGAACTAGAAAGACTAAGGTCTCCTAAGACCGAAGAAGATATTGAAGTGTATAATTCTCTTAATGATCAGATCAAGGATCAAATAAAAAATAAAAGTAACTCTTATATACTCGTACCATTAGATAAAAGTAAGCTAGCAGCGGTATTTTACAAAAAACAAGATTATGAGCCGCTTTCTATCCCAATGGGCTTTCCAGTTTTAGACGATATTAATTGGAAACTTGAGATGAAAAAAATGGACATGGCAGTGACTCGTACAATGCAGCAAGCAGTTCTTCTAGTTACTATGGGAACAGACCCAGAAAAAGGCGGAGTTAACCAGAAGAATCTTCAGGCGATGCAATCCCTTTTTGAAAACCAAAGCGTTGGTAGAGTTCTGATTGCAGACTATACCACAAAAGCCGAATTTGTAATTCCAGACATAGGAAATCTAATAGGTCCTCAAAAATACGAAGTAGTTGATAGAGATATTCAAATTGGTCTAAACAATGTACTCATTGGTAGCGAAAAATTCGCTAATCAAAGTATCAAAGTACAAGTATTTGTTGAAAGACTAAAGCAAGCAAGAGAAGTTTTTATAAATGAGTTTCTGATTCCAGAAATCAGAAGAATGAGTAAAGATCTTGGGTTTAAGAACTTCCCAACACCATCATTTGAAGAGATGAATCTTAAAGATGATGTACAGTACTCTAGAATATTTAATAGGCTTGTGGAATTGGGAGTTTTAACTCCAGAAGAAGGTTTACAGGCAATCGATAGCGGTAGGCTTCCAACAGCACAAGAGTCTATTGAGTCTCAACAAAAGTTTAAAGAGTTAAAAGATCAAGGTCTTTACCAACCAATTATTGGAGGGAGTGGATCTGGTCAAGCTGGAAGACCATCAGGTTCTAATGGGATACCTCAATCTACAAAAAATGTAAAACCAATTGGTTCTAAAGCTAATTTCTCCGTAACCAAAATCAAAGAAAATATATTAGCAGCGCAAAATCTTGAAGAAGAAGTAAAGTCCTCTATTAGAAAGAAGTTTAGCGTTAAAAAACTAAGTAATCTACAAAAAGAAGACAGCGAAAAGATATCTGAAATAATTATTGCTAATGAACCTCCCGAAAACTGGAAATCTAAAATAGAAGAGTATGTAGAAAAGCCATTTGATCAAAATCAAGAACAAGTCACCAATATACAAGAAATTGCGAGTGAGCATCAAGTGACAAATTATATAGCTTCTCTACTTTACCATAGCAAGTCTAATTAGCATGAAAAAAGTGTAATTTCCCGTATGCGTACGTTTAATGGTTTACAAATTTTTACTCCACAGCTCACTAACTCTGGGCAATTAGACCTTCGATACGTAACTTTAAATACAGACCAAACTATAACTGGATCTAAAACTTTAAAAAATAATTTAATTCTTAATCCAAATTATACACCTTCAACGCCTAGTTCTCCAGGATATAGTGGACAAATAGCTTTTGATAGAGATTATATTTTTATATGTGTAAGTGGAAATGGAGTAGGTGATGGAGATTGGAGAGCGTCAGTTTTAGGAACAAATTGGAGTTTAAATTAATATGTCAAATATATACGAGAGAGTTTTAAGTCTTCAAAAAGTACCTAATGGCGGATTTGCGTACATCAACAAAAACGAAGGAATAACTCTTAATAGTGGTCAGCAATTTTTTATTGATAGTGTTAGTACTGGATTTTTTCCTCCAGTACCTCTTAATTCAAGTGACCCATTAAAATACAGAAAACAAAAATGGTTAAGCTTAGGCTTAGAAGGAAACTCATTTAGAAGATATATTAATGAAAATCAAAAACTAGAAGGTATACCTTCTGGATTAGAACCTGGCAACTTTATATACTATACTATAGAACCAAAAAGCAGTCTTTTAGAACAGGGCGTAAATACCCCACTAAATCAAAAAAGATATATATCTTCTTTGCGCGCAAAACCATACATGGTTGTCTTAAATGATGCGAATAAAGATAATAGTTACGAAAGAACTCCCAGTAATTTATTTACTGGAGTATCTGGAAATAATAATTTTGTTAAATTTCATGCTCAAAGTGCATATAAAGATTTAGCATTGCAATCGATTAGATTTAATCCAATTATCGGTAATGGATATGCAAGTTACAACTTAATAAGTGGCCAAGCATTGTTTATTCAACCTAAAAACCATCATCTTGAAACCTTTGTAGAGATTAGTGTAAAAAGTGGTAATAAAATTATTTACGCAAATAAAGATCGAGGCTCTTACTTCCTTACATATCCAACTATAGCAAGCGGCAGAGGAATCGGTGTATTAGGCGCCCCAGACCCAGAAGCGAATGGTATTTACGTAGCGAATAACGGTCTACTTTCGCCATCTTATTTTATAAATGAAAATAATTATAGATTACATAAAAGTGGTGAGGCGTTATTTGTTATATCTAAACCAAATAATTCAAATATTAGTTATAGCATATCGCCAGACTTAGTTGATTTTACAAATATATATAGAGCTTCTGGCAATGCTGGTAATCCATATAATTACAGTAAATTTGGAGATAATGCCCCTGTTTACTTAGGTCAAAATGCGGCGTATACTTCTGGGTGGAGAAATGTAAATGACACTTCAAGTGTACCTTTGATAGTCTCTAATATGACCACGGCTGCGGGAACCTCTACGCCTTCCCTTTACGTTTTAGGAAGCGGCAGAAGATTTGGCTTATTTGTAAGCGCAAATACTGACCCAACAGGGGCGTATTTACTGCCTAGATATAGTACTAAAGATTTATCATTCTCAAAGATTGGTAAGTATATGAGATTTGTCACCGACATTAGAGGGGTTAGCTACGCTAATGCTTCTACAATAAATAACTTTTTAAGATATTTTAATCCTACTTTTATATTTGAAAATGAAGGTATTGTTTCTAATCCAATTACAAACAATAAAATAATTAAAAAAGAAAAAGTTTTCTTTAAAAAACCACTTTCAGCTAATCTTCATCAAGCTAAAAAAGTTAATATGAAAATTAAATTCGATAGAGACGATAAATCTTTAAATAATTATGTAGTTATAAAAAACACTTATCCTATTCAAGAATTTACCGCTACTGGTTATGATAGAGTAGTAGAATTTTATGATCAAAAAGATAATGATACTTTCTCTCAGGCTCCATTTTACGTTGTTTCTGGAAAAGACTATTCTTTTGAGCAAAATGAACTTTTCATTTACAGGACAAGACCAGATCTTAATGACCCATTGAAGCAAAATGTAATAAAATGGTAATTATGAAATACAATTTACATAGCTCTAATA